AGATACTCATTGCTGTTATACTGTAGGCTGGCAAATATATTGAATTGTTCACTGCGCAAAAAATATCCAGCCAAGGTGAGTGGAGAGCTTTGTTGCAGGATGATTTCGCCATAAGGCACAATGTTGCCCAGGTCTCTGCTGTTGTTGGCACCTGAGATTGGCCCTGACAACTGCGACAAATTTTCACAAATGCTTTCGTAATGAGTGCGAATTGTGCCCAAAGTAAAGCTGGGACTGTTGCCATTCAACGGATTGTTTTGCAAGTTAACAGGAACTTGATAAAATCCCACCGAACTGGTTTGATCACTCAGAACCAATACTTCAATTACATCAGTGGGCAAATAAGTGTTATTCAACGTGATGGTTGTGCTGTTACTGCTCACAACATAGCTGTATTGATCTGGTCTGAGAGATTGTGATCCCACGTAAATTTTAACTGGCGGAAGCACTGTGGCGGTACCCGCAGCCACATCAAGTTTCAGAGTCTGCCCAGTATACTCAAATTTAAATTGTTGATATTGTTGGCTGGTGGCTGCGGCAGTTTGCCAACCAATAAGTTTGGCATAATTGGTTCGATCTGCATATTCTCTTGCCACGCCTGAACTGATGTCCAGTGTAGTTGACACATTGTCACGAACGTACAAAAAAGTATCTTTGTACAAGTTGTTTTCAAAAACAATGTCACCAACGTTGTTGATGTTCAAATACTGCAAAGGAAATTGCAATATAGGATCTAGTATAGTGGTATCACCAACAGCATAACTGAACAATTTACTGCCAACAAAAGTGCTCGAAGGATATGTGACTCTGTTGCCAAAACTGATGCCATTTAAATCATACACATTGAACAACGGTGCTTGTTGTATGGCGGTTTTTTGTTGTGCTTCAGTCCACTCAACACCATCATACCAAAAGGTCACTCCTGGATAGGTGTTGCCTGCCAAGCACACAGTGGATTGATCCGTTAGCACTTCCCCGTCTTCGGCCAACACCAAGTGTATGATAGGCTGTGCAATCAAAGGAGGCACAGTGTCAGGTGTGATGAATTGCACTATGTAAATTTTATTTTTTACATTAGGATCTTCATCAGCTGCAAAAATTACTCTGCTGCCATCAACCAGAGTGTATCCATCTGCAGTGTAGCCTGTGCTGCCTTCAATGTTGCTGAAAGCATCAGTTTCTGAGAAATCAATGATCTCCACAGGCTGTTTGCCTTCAGTACCCATGTTGTACAATCTGATGTCAGGTCTAAAGCTGATAATAGGACGTTTGGCTCGATAGTTGTTGTCTAGCACAGCCACAACATTGTTGTACTCTGCTGTGGCCAGCAATACATCTACATGGAACCAACGATTGCTACGAGTCCAAGGATTCAAATCTTTGCTGGCTCGATCAATGGTTAGATAGTCGGGTTGGTTGGGTTCAGACGCAATGGTACTGTCATTGGCATCTTCCACATAACTTTCAGGTGTGACGAAATTTCTAACTGGCAGTAGTTCAATTGCAGTGCCCACTCCAGCCACATAGTATTCATTGTTGCTGATGGCTGTGGCTGTGTTTTGATAAGCGTCAGTGCTCAATATTACTGTGGCGCCATCGGCCACTGTGCTTATAGAGAATTGAATGCCGTTGGCTGCTATGCTTTTGATGTAGTAAATTTGTCCTTCGACCACACCATTGCCTGTGACTGGGAATATTATTTGTTCACCTTCGTACAGTCCTGCAGTGGTCTCACAAGTAAAATAATTAACACCAGCAGTGGTACTAATACACACAACTGATGTGGTGCCTGATCCATAACTGGCTGGCACCACATCACCAGTGAATCTAACTTTTAATCCGTTGGTAAATGTTATGCCAGAGGGCGATACGTAATTTTTTTCTCCGATAATTTGATCAATAAATGTAGTGTTAGACTCAACAGGATCCAACAACAATATACGACCAAATATTGCTGAATCAGTGCCATCTTGATAGTACAATTCATTAAATGCAGCGGTTAACAACGGAATCTGTTGAAAATATCCTGCGGCATTTTTGTACCAACTGGTGTTGCTGTAAGTGATACCGTAGCTTATAGTAAACTTTTGATTTGAGGCGATATTGGATATTTTGACGAGATTAATATAGTCCACACCTTCTTCATTTACTATATTAATTTGCCACACTTGATATCTGTCAGCCAGTGGGACCACTGTGGTTTGATCATAAAGTTCTGAATCGTAGCTGCCGATCTGACCATTTAATGCATCTAATCTGGGCAAGGGATCAAACAATGTAGTCTGTAGCCAACCACCACCTTCAGCATCTAGTATGGGATTAGTAAACACCAAGGTTCTAGTCTCTAGATATGTGATACCGTCAATTCCACCGTAAGTGGCTATGAACTCTTGCAATGGTTGATTGTTGATTTGATCAAACCTCAACGTGGTCAAAAGATCAATGGGACCTACATCAGGAAGATCATAGTAAAATTGTTGTGCTGTCTTCTGTGGTACATTGAATGTTACTATGCCAAGATCATCACCATTATTGGTTACACCAAACACATCACGACTGCTGATATTGGGGGTGGAAGGAACTACTCCCGCTGTTCCTGGTGAGGTTTGAATCCAAAATCCTGGGCCAGTGCCGGGAGTACCATCAATGACATTGATTGTGCCTCGCAGATTGGTTTGATTTTCACTCACATAAAAAAGTGTATCTGGCGCATCTTGTGGCACAGTGAAAGTTACCAATCCAAAACTGCTGCCATTTCTGAGCACACCTGTGTTGTAAGCGTTGCCTGTGCCTAGTGTTTGTGCTGTTTTTATCCAAAAAGGATACACGCCATTGAGTGCAAGGTTAAAAACATAAGTATTGCCGCGTGTCAGTGTCACTGTGGGATTTGGTTTGGAATCCAATAGATAAGCCGTGGTTCCATTGTTTGACACACGATAGTTTACAGTTTCTTTGGTGTTTTGCGCCACTTGAAATGTATAGCTGCCGCCGCGCACTAGATTGATAGTGGGGTTGTCTCCTGACAGTCCTGAGAAAGTGTACACGCCATTGGCTCTGGTGACCACAAAGTTGGCTGTTGTGGGCACACCATCAGCAGCCACATCTACTGCTTGAGGACCATCGGGTACCCAAAAGTACTGACTGAAGTTTACATAACTGTCATAGTCAATAAATGGATCCCAAGTGTAGTATTCACTGTTGTACAACTGATCTGGTCTGTTTTGATCGCCGCCTTGGAATCCAATGGCATCGTTGATGCCTGGGTAAGTTATGACATTTTTGACATTGTCGGTATCAGGTTCCAGGCTAACAATGCCTGGTTCAAGTTGATAATCTTGACGTGTTTTGTCTACCTCAACAACGTATTTGTCATTGGGGTTGACACCGGGTCCCACTGTGCGACCAATAAAGCCTTGGGTTTTTTTGAACTTGGGCTCTTGTACCAACTGGTCAAGAGTGGCTGCCAAAAATTGTTTGTTTACTGGTGTTTGAAATATCTGCGGAAGAAAATCAACTGATCTTGTACGTGCCATTAAATTACTCCGCTGCCAGGTGCAGTACGCAGATTGGTACTGGTCAATGCTTCAATAACATCAATATTGCTAATGGTAGCACCATTGGCAAAAATTTCATTGGGTTGACTGCGAATTTCATACAAGTCACCAAAACTCTTTTGTTGATCCAAGGGCACCAACACCACAGAACTGATTATGGTACCCAGTTGACTGTGCAGGTATGCTGCCAATTCTGAGAAGTAGAATGTGTCACCAAAATTCCACTTGTCAATGCTGAAATACGCATTCATTTCGGCCAACACAGCACTCTTAATTTCACTGGTGCTGGCTGTGCTATTCTGCGCACGTATGACTTTGATTGTGGCTCGCAACTGTTGTGCTGCCTTGGGCCCAAATAGCGGTTTGAACACAACCGAATTGATCACTATGTTGTCTGAAATCATCTTGTAATCTTGCAATCTTTGATATTCTGTAGTTAGTTCATCTATGGTGGGCATATCTGGTTCAATCACAGTGCCTGTAGTGTCACGCAGCCAGTTTTGATAGGCAGTGTAATAACTCAACGTGACAACATACAAGTCAATGATGTTGGTAGTGCCTGGGTCAATTCTATTGGTGAGTGGTGAGTTGTGACGGTATTGGAAATACAAACTCTGTCTGCCAGTTTTGGCAATCCAACCGCCGACACTGACAATGGTGCGAACTCCAGTGACTGATATGCTGAGTTGATAAAACGCATCTTCGTTGTAGGCATAAAACACCTGACCTGGTGTCCAAGCAGTTTTGGCCAGTTCAATTTCGTCTAAAGTACCATAATCATAGATTACTACACCTTGTTCTACCAACAGATAGCGTTGCAGGTTGTCAAAGTCCACAGTCTGCTGCAGAAACACATAGGGTCCTGCAGTGGTGGCGGGTCCTACAACTTCATCAAAGAAATCAGGATTATCAGGTACACCATCATTGTCTGAGTCACGATAACTCACCAGCACCTGGAAGTCGTCCACATAGCCATCGCTTTCCACAGGTTGTCCAATTATGGTGGTGTAAATGTCGCCAGGCAATGGCTCTGTTGAGTCGGGCTGTGTATTCACTGCCAAGATGTTGATGAAGTCTTTGATAATGGTGCCTGTGCGGCTGTCGTAAACCAGTTGATCATCATAAAAGAAGAAACGTGTTTGTAGCACTGATCCAAAATTGTAAGACAACCCACGGAATGTGATAGTGTAATTTTGATTTTGCACCACAAATGATATCATCCAAGATGCATCTAGTCCAGGTGCGTTTTGATCAGCATACTGCTGACTCCACGCTGCCACAGTGGTGCCATTGCTTTCATACACTTTGAGATTGGTGCTGGTTATGATGTACCAGGTGTAAGGTGTGCCAGTGATGTCACCGTTGCTGTCGTAACCTAGGCCAAAATTGCGATTCAACAAAATTTGTTCAGTCATGGCCTGTTCCACAGCAGTGGGCAAGTCTGTAACAAACAACGGAATAATTGTGTCTACAATAGCGCCAGTGGGCACAAAATTGTTTATGGTAACTGGTCCTGCGCCCGAAGTCAAGTTACCAAGGCCACCATTGTAGCCATCACCCACAATGAGTTGCGGGCTGGCCCAAATTTCTAGGCGTTCATCTGCACGAGTGGGTGTACCTTGTGCCAGGCGATTGTTTCGATCAAAGTAATAGCCAGTGGGCGGCACAAACTTGATTAGTGCGCCAGGAATTGCATATTTGAACATTGTGGTGGTGGTGTCGCCCACAGGAATAGGTGTACCGTTGGGCCACGTGGCACTGGTTGTGGTATTTCTAAAATAGCCAGTAGTTTCATTGGCCAGGGTGGTGCTCTGATTCCAAGTGTATCCTGACAGCCAGGTCACACTGTTGGGAACTGTGGTGCTGGTAATTCTTGGAAAATTTTCATAGTAAAACTGTTTGACTGTGGGACCAATCAAGGCAGGTTGTACTTGATTGGTTATGACATCAGCAATGTCATTGCGATTGTCCCAGGAGAACAGTATGGTAGGCAAAATGTTCTGGCGCCACAGCCCTCCGTCACTTGAGAATGTGTTGGTTGATGAGTACTTGCCAGTGTTATCCACAAGATCAAGATAGCGACTGGTACCAATTGACGCACGGTTTAATGCTTTTGATTTGATGATTGAGTTATACTGTGTATACGGAAACAAATTGTAATCTTCGCCGTTGACCATGCGATTTTGTGTGTAATACTGCGCAGGCGCACGTTGTTTGATTTCAGCAATGGGTTCACGGGCTTGGCTGTTTGATACAGGACGTGTGATACCACAGGTGAATGTAATGGTCTGCAGATTGCCATTGCGATCAGTGTAGGTAATGGGCAACACCACATTTTGCATTTCTTCAGGGTTGATGATGTATTGCAAGCCATTTGAAGCACGAACATAAGCACGGAACAAGCCCACAGGAATTTCACTGAACACACCGTCACCAAATATCATGGTGATTTGATCATTGGCTCTTGAAGTCACTGAATAAATAGGTTGCAACACATTGTCGCGTTGTGCTGCCGCAGTGTAAACATTGTCCACATACTGCCACTCACGACTGATTGTGCCCACGTTGTCTAGTTGAAACAACCAACGGTCTATATTGTTGACACCTTCAATGTTGATATCCACTGTACGATTGGCAATACGTTCAGCCAAGTTGAAGTCTTGATTTTGTAAAACACCTTGTTTGAACAAGAAAAAATAGCCGGTGTTGGCTGATTGAAATCCCAGTTGATCATTACGATACAGCACATTGAATACAGTGTTGGGCTGGGGAGGAGGTTCATACACATAGTCGCGGCCTACAGAAGTGCTGGTAGTGGCTTCAAAAGGCATGTTGACCCCGTCCACAGTGGCGGTGTAAGGAATCACTGGCAAAAATCCAGGTACTAGGTTGATAGCATACTCATCTGTACGCACTCCTAAAATAGTTTGACGGTTCCCCGGGCGACCTACTTTTTGACTATCCACCAAGGCAGCATTGATGATGGCAGTAAACTGTTCTTGCCAGTCGTTGTTGGTGGGATCTGCCCAGTTTATGGTGACGTTGCTGAGGTTGATACCATTGTAGTCCACAACATTTTCAGTTGTTGTGACATTGAACACTTTGAGATAGCCTTCAGCCGCAGTGTTGCGCTTGGCAGTGTAACTGACCAGATTGGCCAATCGTACCACTGAATCTCTGCGTTCGGCAGTGTCTATGTAATTTTCGCGGGTGTTTAGATCTGTGCGAAAAGCCAATGCCTGGCCCATGAAAGCCATGACGTCCAACAAGGCAATGAATTCTGATGATTCAATGTAGTCATTGAATGTTTCTGGGTAGTACAAACGCAAATAATCAACAAAACTCTTACGCAGAGTTTCAAAGTCATAACTTTGAAAGTCAGCTTCGCGATAAGTTTGGTAGATCTGCTTCCAATCTTCTACGCCGAATATTGCTGTTTGTCTTGTGGTTGTTGCCATGGTTCTCTCGTTTGTGCTTTATTTATTGAGAAATAAAACGGCGCAGTTATACGTAACTGGCATTGCGAGTGGCTTCGTTGAAGAATATGCTGAGTATTTCAGCATTGGTTGTGTTTATAACAGTGATTTCCAACTGTATTAGTATGCCATTTTCCTGGGGAAATACCTGTATGTCATTGATGGTCAGTCTAGGATCTCCGGCAGCCACACGTTGTATTTCGGCTCGCAGCTCTTCTTGCAGTTGTTCAACTTGATTTTCAAACAAAAAACTGTATATGGTAGTGCCATAGCCAGGGCGGCCAGGCAGTTCGCCTTGACGTATGTTGAAAGCGTTCAGCAGGTCACGCTGTATCAAATCAAAGTCGGTGAGTGTGAACTTTTTGTTTTGATTGATAGTGTTGAAGCCGATAAATGTGGTCATGTGTGTACTTATCCACCTTTGATTCTGCGTAAGTTAGGCAAATACAAGGTTCTAATATCGTCAATCAATGCCAGTATTGTGGACAACAATTCGTCAATTTCTCTAGCAGCATCGGGCACAGGATTTGGCAGTTTTGCAATGTCAGTTTTTTGTACTTGCGCTCGTTTGGCCAAATCATTTAATTTTTTAATAATTTCTGACAACTGTGCTATCTTGGCATCAGCATTGCTGGCTGTGGTGTTGGTGGCATTTATTTCGTCTAATTTTTTCTGTTGATCTTTTAATAATCTTACTATCGCTTGTTGTTCACCAAATAAGTTACCGGGCAGTCGAGGAGTAGTGTCGTTGTAGTCAATGGCAGGTATTTTGTCATTGCCAAACACTCGACCCAGTGCTGCAGATACTGTTTCACGATTTACTGTGTCAGTGGCTTCTCCTGGAGGTGCTTCTTGTAACATTGCATCATTGAGTTTTTCATCTGCTGTGCTAATTGCAAATTTTGCGTCTTTGAATTTGGCATCAAAATCAGCCTGTTTGTCTGGTGGTAACTGTCCGCGGATCCAGTCAGCACCAGCTGCTGAATCTTTGGCAAACACCGAGGATATTCCGCCAAGTTCTTTGGGATTGAATCCATCCAGTGGCACACCCAATGAACTGGCTGTGGCCAAGCCTGAACTCATTAAATTTTGCTGTGTTAGATTTTGTGCCGCAGGATTACTTAAAAAACTGTCAAGACCGGTGATACCACCTGCACCAGTCCACACAGCAGGACTTTTCAACACTGATGTTAAATCATTGGATCCTTGATTGAGAAACGTGCTGGCGGTACCTGGCTTTAACAGTCCTGCTGTTTCTAGCTGTGGGGCGTTGAATCCAAATTTGCCGACTCCAGTTGCATTGGTTATTTGGTCAAAATTTTGTCCTGTTGCAGCACCTACTGATGCCATGGTAGCACGAACATCCGTGGTACTGAGCCCTGACATGGGCATGACTGCTGTGGCTGTTTTGGCAAAGTCCGCAACATCAATGCCATTGGTCACTGGTGCTCCAAACAACGAGCCAATCTTGGCTGAGGTTTGTTGCAGTATGGTACCACCATTGGTGATTCGACTTTGCAAATTGCCAGTGTTGCCTGCAGCCAATGACTGCTTGGCACTTTCGGCAACACTGACAAATTGATTCTGTACTCCTCGATCTGTGCCAGGAAATCCTGCAAATCCTTGTGTTAATTCTGCTTGAGCCTCTGCCAGTCCATCTGCAGCCTGTGTTTGTGCGCTGACTATGTCGCCTGGTTGAAATCCAGTGAGTCCACCAGCTGAGGCCTGCTTTTGAAAAATAGCAAATGCCTGTTCACGTGTCATGCCTGGCGGACCACTCACTTCAAAAGTTTTTGATGTTTGATCTGGATTGTTGATCAGCCCAAATTTTCTAGCCAGTCTTCCACCCTCAGCTCGCTCTTCAGGAGTGGCTTCTCGGGCTGGTGTTGTGGATTGTGCGCCGCCGCGCCCGGTGTTGAATGTTCTGCCGTCATCCACAGGTCTAGGATTGGGTAGGGGGCCGAGTCCTCGACGCAGTCGTTCATTGTTCACACGATCCCATACTATGGGATCATTGCCCGAATAGGTAAGTTTGTCATCGGGCGTGTTGGCACTCAATCCTTGTTCAAACGAAGTCCCTGATGATTGCAAACTGTTGAGATCAAAAGTAAATGTACTCATAGTGCTTTGATCACCACTCCTGCTGGTACAGCTGGTGCTCCTGGTGGTGGTTTGGGCTTGCCAGGTTCCAGTTTGACTTTGACATCTACTCCTAGATTGTGATAAGGATAAGGTTCATGTGTGGGTGCTCGGGGTACAATGGTTTCCAATGCATCATCCTTGACTTGCCAGCCCTTGGCAGTGTCAAATTCTGTGTCTGCCAGCAAGATCTTGGCAATGGGTTTGGGTGCTATGACCTCAGGTGCTGCTGGACCATTCAAATCAATGCCGCCGGCTGTGAACAACAATGAGTCGCCACCGTTCCATGATCCGCTGGCGCTGTTCAATGCTAGAGAACCATCAGCCTTGATGCCAATGGTATTTTTACTGTAGATTTTGAAATCTCTCTGTGCAGATATGTTGAGATCAGTCATGGCTTCTAGTGACATGGCATTGGCTGTTTTGATTTGTATGTTGCCGCCAGCATACATGTTGATGTTGCGATCAGCATGCATGTTGATGTCACCTTGAGTGCGTATGTTTACTGAGTTGGTACTGAACACATCTATCGTGCCTTCTTTGCCAAACTCCAACCATGTTTGTCCGTTTGCATGTGTGATGTAGAAAAAGTCACCTGAATCGTTCATGGTGATTTGATGACCCTTGGGTGTGCGCAGTCTAAACAAGGCATTTTCACCAT